AGCGGACGGTATCAATGACAATCACATCGGGGTTAGCTGAGATGACGTACTTTTGAAACTCCATCAACCCCTTCTGCTCATTAAGATTGATCTCAGTCTTACCCACGAATGGAGTCCACATCTTGAACTGATCCGTAGACCCAAACGAATTACGAAAACGATTAAGCATGTTGCCCACAGTTGCGCGACCATTCTCCCAGTCAAAGTAAAGTACACTCGCTGGCTTCTCCACCTCATACGCTCCCATGTCTCTCCCAACAGCCAGATGATAAAGCGCATGTTGTGAGAACATAGACTTGCCGTGACCTGAGTAACCAAAGATTTGAGTGATACTGCCTTTTCTCAGCCAAGGCTCAATCAAGTAAGTGAAACTCGCAGCCTCCTCAATCAAGTCATCTGCATCTGCAACAGTCAGCAGTCGAAGCTCCTCCTCCTCCTCCTCCCCAAGGGTGAGGTCAACCTCTGGCATCGTTTGATCCCTTGGAATGTAATTCCCTTCAATATCAAATCGCTCAGGATGATTCCGCATTTCTTTCTCGCGCACACTATCCAAGTTCACCTTGAATTTATGCTCAGGTAATGGCATCTCATAGAAGCGCTCCATGAAATCCCTACCCGCCTTTTCCAGCTCGTCACCCACACCATGCGTCAGCACTGCATAAGATAGATACTGGAACACGCGATCATGGCAACCATGGCCACCTGTCATTGGAACTTTATTGCCATCGAACTGACTGGCGTATACCTCGGTCTCTTTCCAAATGTCCCTGCGAACATCCCCTTCCATGGCCAGCGAACTTAAGTCAATTGATTCCAACCCAAGGAACTCAGATGTATTCGTGTCAACAGACGCTTGAGGCTTAATGTAATCTTTGAAGACAGGCATATCATCATGCAAGTCCATACCCTCTGGGATGGCCCACGAATAGCCAGATGACGGCGGTGCCTTAACGTAACTACCATCACCACGAAAGTCTAAACCATTCTCGTCGATCCAATGCTTGCCTGCATTCACGCCTGACCTTGGGCCTCTCCACTGCCCATCCTTTGGATGAGCAAAATAGAAATGCCAACCACGCTTTGTCCTCACTTCTATCGGAGAAAGATAACCCTCTGCGATAGCCCTAGACCTAGCTGCCTGATTGTCAGCATCGACAACACATAGGCCAGAGATTGCACCCGTCACTATGCCTACGTCCGCCTCTGGCCATGCTTCCCACCATCTCTCCAAATCCTCTTGAGTAGGTAGCTCAGTCTGATACAACTTCCACTTAACTAATGGGTGCTTCTCTCTGGCTGACAAGGGTATTACAGACCAGCCCGACTCAAGATACTCAAGGGCGATGTCTAAGTTTGATGTGCTCATACTATTAATTCCTTTTATTCTTTGTGGTACGCCTTAAGCGCATTCTTTTCCTTCGTTGTAGGCTCTCGATCTATCGTCGCTGGAGCCTTACCTACTCGTGCATGTCCTGTCCGCGCAATAACCTCCCTTACTTCTATAGGCTCAAAGTAAAAGTCCAACTCGATGTCTGGAAACGCTGTCTTTATATCCTCAAGTAATTTTGAACTGATGCTATCCGTATCTAACCAACGATAAAAAGAAGTGCGCGGATGACCTGTGTATCTGGCAATTGCACTAGGGCCACCAAGGTCTCGGAAGAGTCTGTGAAGGTTGAGACGGTATTGAACTGACATAACTAATTTCCCTTATTGATAAAAATGTGTTGATTTCGAGACAAGTCTAATTTATATTTGGCATCATTACAAACCTGACTTGCAATCATTACATAAAGATTGCACGACAAACCAAGGGAGTTAGACGATGGGGATTTTTGACCTCGACCACGATAGTAATGCGTCCACTAAGAGCGACTGCAAAACAGAAGTTGATAATGCTGATGTACTCAGCAAGATTCAGGAACATGCACTCGATGTTGTCCTGCTTCAAGAGCGCTATAAGGCTGCCAAAATAGCCCTAGACGACGCCTCCTCTGGCTTGGCAATGGCATTGCCTTATGCAATGAGAGAGATCGGTGAGCACGTTATTACGACGCCTAAGCTATCAATCCAAACCAGTGTTGGAGAGCGACTGACTTGGGATCAGAACATTATGAAAGAAATGTACGACGACCCAGACGACATCCCTTCATGTGTGAACGTAAAATTCGCAGTCACTAAGACACGCTACGAAAGCGCACCAGAAAATGAGCGCAATCAATTGGCACGAGCACTCACTCGCTCCGCTTCAAAACCTAAGTTCAAGATCGAGGCTATCTAATGTTTAAAGTTCTATCGACCTCAGATGCTAGTGCGCATTTTGAAAAGACCCTACTCTGTGCTCACCACGGATGGGGTAAAACAACCCAAGCGATTCACGTACAAAAGAAGTACGGCAAGACATTGATCGTCTCCCTTGAAGGTGGACTCAAATCCTTGGAGCACGTTTCTATTGATGTAATCCCCGTGTCGTCGTGGTGTGACACTCATAAGCCAGACGAAGGGGTGTTCAGCTTTCGGGGAGCAATGAAGATGATTGCCTCCAAAGAATTTAAAGCAATGAATTACAAAGCTATCTTTATAGACTCAGTGACGGAGCTGTCTGACCAGCTTATGGAGCACCTAGAGGTTAAGCATAAGGATAGTCGCAATACATTTGATAAGTGGGGAGATAACTCCCGCCTAATGATCGGCGCTCTCAAATGGATTCGTGACCTAGATATGCACGTTGTCTGCACATGCCTCCTAGCGGAGGAGGATGATGACAATGGGCGCACAACTTACTGGCCCATGGTTAAGGGCAGTAAGGTCTCAAAGCAAATCCCTGCTTTGTTCGACCACGTTTTCTGCGGAAAACGCCACACCGAAGAAGAGAACGGTGTTCTAACAGTAACTCGTTATCTTGCTACAGACCAAGTGAAAGGTTACTACGCAAAAGCTCGCGACCCTCGTCAGCGTCTACGTCCCATCGAGAAGTGTGATGACATTACCGTCCTCTTCACGAAGATGTCGATGACTGACGAAGAGTGGGCAAAGCAATCAATTAAACAATCGGCCAGCGAAAACGCTACGGTCAAACAGGAGAAGTAAAATGGGAAGTTGGAATGGTTTAGCTGCAATTGATTTAGGCAGCATTGAAGAAGATAAAGGTGGTTCAACTCTAGCTGCTGGCGCACACATTTGCCGCATCAGCGATGCTGAACTTAAGAAAACAAAAAATGGTAAAGGCCAGCGTCTAGCTGTAACCCTAACCTCGCTTGATGGTGCTGGCCATGTCATTGATTACATGAATGTACACAACGCCTCAGCAGAAGCCATGGAGATTGGTCAACGCCGCTTGAAGACCATGCTTGTTAAGGCTGGTTACACACACTCCTCACCTGACATCGCCAAAATGAAAGGCTTGAAAGTGGGTGTTCACGTTATCCAAGGTGCCGACTGGCATGACAACAATGGTGATCGTCGCAAAGGTGGTGGTGAGCCACGCCAGAGTAATCCGTACTTCGCTCCAAGCGAATCAGCACCAACCGCTGCTCCTGTTGGAGCAACCTCAACTGCGGCTGCATCTGATAGCTTCGACGACGACATTCCTTTCTAGGTCTGTAGCCTCCGAGGGGCTTCACGGCCCCTCACCCTAGATCATAATAAGGAAACACTTATGAATAAATTTGCAGGGAGTGATTACATACCAGCCAGAGATGATGAGCGATTAACGAAGCAGATAGATCGTGTGTTCCGCGTATGCAGTTCAGGCGACCCTATGACCTTATCTCAAATCGCAATGAAGACTGGCGATCCAGAAGCATCGGTGAGCGCTCAGTTACGTCACCTTCGCAAGCCTAAGAACGGCTCCCACACAGTAGATAAAATCCATTTAGCACATGGGTTGTACGCATACAGGCTGACCCCAAATGTTCCAGAAACCAGCGCTTGATGTCCTTGCCAGTATTGATCTGGCTTTCGAGGCAGACAAAGAAACCAAGGCCCGTAAATACATTGGAGCCAGTGGAGTAGGCAATCCCTGTGATGCCAATCTTGCCTTCTGTTTGCGTGGTTTTCCTAACACTGAACCACCTCCAAATCTTAAGCGCATCTTTGCACTTGGCCACATCCTCGAAGACGTAGTTGTTGCTGACTTAAAGAAAGCAAAGAACGTAGTGGTTCAGGAAGTGGATGCCGAGACTGGAGAGCAGTTCTCCTACAGTGAGCTTGGAGGCCATATCTCCACTCACACTGACGGCATGATCGAGGTTGATGGTAAGCCTTATGTCTTGGAAGTGAAGACCATGAACGACTCACTCTTCACTAAGTTCAAAAGCAAAGGGATGCGAGTCTCTCATCATCACTACTACTGCCAAGTGCAGATGTACATGGCGCTATCGGGCGTAATGGAAACATTCTTTATAGCTTACAACAAGAACAAGTCTGTCTATCATGCCGAGATTGTCGAGTTTGATGAAATTGAATGGAGCTACCTCAAGCAACGGATCGTCACTGTCTTGGATGGGGATGCCGCCAAGGTAAGTATCGATGACACTGACTGGCGTTGTCGGGGCTGCTTCAAGCGAGATGTATGTTGGGGGGATATTCCCGTTCCAGTTGAGGCTTCCAGCTGTCAGTTTGGAGAACCGCAGAAAGACGGAACATGGCTCTGCACTAACTGCGACAGCAAAGAAGGCTGCTGTGATCCAGACAAGTACATGCGTTACAGACCGAAGGATAGAGCATGAATATTGAAACAAAAATTGAACCTACATTTATTATCGACGATTTGGTGGAGCACCCAAAACATTATGCAAATAAAAAAATCGAAACGTTGGAATGGATTGAGAGTGAGGCTATCGCTGCTACGGCTGCTGGTATCGACGGAGATATGGTTGTTTTCATATCGCATGTCCAGCGTTATACGGCGCGTTACCACTCGAAAAACGGACTCCAAGATTTAAAGAAGGCCCAGTTCTATTTGAACCGAGCCATCGAGGAGTACAAGCACTAAGGCTTGTTGATTGTCTTACTCCGATCCCCGAACCACCACGCAAAGCACATGGATGTGATTGCGATAATCTGAGCGGCTAACTCTTTCTGAGTAATCGTATCAAAGGTCGCTGCAACATACGCAGTAAGACAGACCATCAACAACGTTAGCACAGGACGCACAAGTCTCAGGATGTTGTTCACCCATACACTCGTTTCACCTACACTGCTGGCATGTTTGTAAGACGCTACGCGAACAGACTCATCCGCAGTAATATTTACAATCGCCTGCTCACTCTCAAGCTCATCTCGTCTGGCTGATAATTGCCGATCAAGAAGTGATTGCTCGTGCTCGTAGTCCATCTTCTTAGCTTTCAGCTCCTCCTTGTATTGCCATATAGACAACACCTTAGAGACCACTGATCCAAAGATTCCTGCGCCACCACCGAACAATGCGGCCCCAATCATATCCCACATACTTACCACCTTGCCCGACGAGGGCGATCATCGACATGAACAAACGTCGAATAGTTAACACCTATTCCAGCAAAGCCAACACGCTCGGCCAGATAGATTAAGTCTTGTTTGTCATGCCTACCAATTGCTAAATCAAATGCGGTTGAAGGTCTTCGCTCCGTGGAGCGATGTTGACTTAATGGCGCTCCTCCAACTTTTGCATTATGGATTGGGCAGCGACATGCCGAGTTGATTCGTATTGGAGCGCCGAGTAAAACCCGAAGCTCCTCCAACTTATCAATCGCCCTCTGAGAGACGTAGGTGCAACCGCACCCACATCGACATGCAAACTCCGACCACTTGAAGTGGGGAGAAGCGCGGTCATTCATCAGAAGCCACCTCCCCACTTGCTGTCAAAGCCACCTCCCCAGCCAGAAGATTTAGACGACTTGCCGCTATCTCCCTCTCCAACTACGGTGTCCACCACGCCTTCACGCAAGGCTTTGATCCCGCCTAGCACTGGGACTCTCTCAGCTAAGGCTCGGATACCCTGACGCTCTTTGGAGTTGGTGGATTCATTACCCATCGCATCTCCAATCGCATCTCCCGCTCCCGCAGCAACGTTGTAGCTAGAAGCAAAGAGGCCGACAGATGGGCCGAAGACCGTAGACGCTACTCGCATCTGGCCGTAAGCACCGTTATCTAACTGCTGTGCTGAGTCGTACATCATATTAGAGAGCAGGCCCAAGCCGCCCATTTGAATCAAGCCATCGAGATACCATCCCGCGAAGTCATCTTCGTCGCCGTGTACCTTCTTGTCGTATCCAAGTGACTTAAGTAGGTTGCGTTTTCGTAGAGCAGAACTACGCTCATCTTCACCGCCACGCATCTGCGCTACGTCCTTGGAACCAAGGGACAACATACCGAAGCCAGCGCCAATGGTTAGCGCATACAGTAATGGGTAAAGGTTAGCGTTGTACTTTCCATCTGTCTTACCAAACCCCTCCCTTACGACGCCACCTTCACCCAGCATCAATCGCTGCATCATTATTGGGAACGACTTCAATTGGAAAGCAATGCTTCCCCAAGGTGTCTGCGCCCACAATGGAACATCGTTGGAGTTAGGTGTGAAGATCGACTCGTTAGCGAAGCGGATCATGCCTTCACGAACAAGATCGTCGTCAGCAAGGATCATTGGATTATTCAAATCCTTAGCTCCCGCCTTACCGTAAGCAGCTAGACCATAACGATTCAAGAAGCGCATCGCGGTTCTGTAGTTATGTGATCCCTTCTTGGCGGTCAACGCTGTACGCTGCTCAGAGATGATCGCTTGATGGAAGACTGCTCCAGACATCTCGCGGTTCATGTTTGTCCACGGCGTCAGCAACGTAAAGTTAAAGAACGCATTCGTAGCCTTGGTGGAGTCAGCCCCAACCAATCCCGTTAGACGCTCATGGGTTAAGTTCTCCACAGCTACGCCGACACGTTGAATATCTTCACGGTAGCGAGGATCAGAAGCCCACTTACGCAAGCCGTTAGCCCAAGCCCTAAAGTTGCCAGAGCGAACAAGAGGTAATGCAACGTCACCCAGAGAGGTGAGCGTAGTCCAACCTAGTAGAGACACTGCGTTAACTGAACGCAGCACCTTGGAGGTTTTGTTCTGCATCTCAAAGAATGTATCCTGTGGAGACACTGGCTTACGCTGGGTCGTATTAAATAGACCTTGTGCAAACTTGTACTCATGTTCAGGAATCATTCCCGTCTTGCCTTCAAACTCAGCCAGAGCGTTAGCAATTGCATCAGCTCTCTTATCCCATGCCTGCGTAGACTTAGGGTGTACCGAGATAAGGAAGTCTCTTGCTGCACTCGCGCCTTGAGTCTTCGCGATCTCTAATGTTTGCTTTGCAATTTCAGCAGCTTGAGCAGGGTCTTGAGTCATTGGCCTGAAAAGCTCATGCTCAATGGATGCTTTAGCAGTGCCGTCACCATCAGGAATAATGATCTCACGAGAGAACACTTTGCCCTTGGTGATCAATTCAACCACACCACGTAAGCCATGCTCCACTGCGTAGAGGTAGTCATAGTAGCCGTGGGAGTTCGCACCAAACTGATTAGCCATTGCGACACGACGAGTAGATAGATCAAAGTATTTGGTCATCATTCCCTCAAGGTCGGTCTCAAGATACTTCTCAAGTGACTTAAGTGAATCAGGATACTTGTCTAATCGCAGCATACGCTGGTAATCAATGTGATCGCCTGTGGCATCTCGACGCCCTCCCGTTGGAGGTGGCATGTAAACACCTTCGTCATCGACCAAGCGATTAAAGATAGACGTTGCCTTCTCTACCGCCTGCTCTGGACTAATGTCGGCGTTACGCTCAGTCAAAGACTCACGCATCAAGTGCTTCGCTAGCTCCCTAATCGCCTCTGGCCGATCACGAAGCATTGCTTCTTTGTTCCATACCTGTGGGAAGTAGTCTTCGATGTGACCCATGATGACGCCAGACTCCTTAAGACTGTCAGCTTCTTGGGCGAATAGAGTACGAAGATCACGATAGATCGCAAACTCCTCTGGAGACAACCGCTTTTCAGACTCATGGCCTAGTGGTCGGCGCAACGTCTTCACGATACGAGTCACACTTGGTGCTTGCGAGGTCTTCATCGGGTTGTTCTTGGAGGCCCAACGTCCAACCGCTCCCTTAGCATCTGGCAACTTCTTAATGCGCTGGATGATTGGAATGATACGACGACCCAACTCACTGTTCTGCTTCTCATGGAAGCCAGAGCCGTGGAGCGGCTGGATGAAATCACCCAACCACTTCATGCCGAAGCTGCGTAGACGATCTGAACCCTTAGAGAAGAATAGCTTAGGGCCATACTGCTTAAGCGAATTAGCCTGCCCCTCACTAAGCTCCCTGCCCTTGGCAACTGATACTAGCGCAGAGGTCAGGGAAGGGGTGGCTCCAGCACTCTCCATGCCATCCATGACTCCAGCCCATCCTCGGTGGTTGATAGTGCCGTCGCTATTTATAGCAGCCAGCAGAACAGCAGTATTAGGGTTTGGAGCATCAGTCTCTACTGGCCCCTGCTTGTTGTAGAGCATAGAACTTTCTTCATCGAAGATATCCGACGCCAAGTGCTTCGCATTCTTTCCATCGAACAACACCACTTCTTTGTAGTGCTTTGTTGAGGAGTTAACTAACTCGCCATTTGGCCCCACTTCATTGAAGCGATTGCTTGTGCTGCCAACTTTAGCTTCATAGCCAAGAGACTCTAGGATGTCATCAATGAATCCACGAGCAGCACGCTTGCCCTCCTCCCCGTTTTGAGCGGACTCAGAGATTACTCGGATCAAGGTTGTGTACAACGACTGGCCTGTAAGGTTGTGATCATCATTTAACTGGTGACTAATCGCAGTTGCCATCTTCTCAGCTAGGCCGCCATCCACTCCATTTAGGATTGTTTGCTGGATGTCGGTAGGATCAACCACCTTTGACTCAAGCTGCTTAACCCTGCCTAGTATTGAGGTGATTAGGTCACTGTCAGGGCGATGGTTGGTTGAATCAAACTTAGCTACGCGATTAGCTCTCAGTACAAGAGGGATCATCACGGGGTCAATCTTGAAACCTACGTCACTATTGAGACTCTTTTGAGCAGACTCAGTTGCCTTATCCATCAAGATGAACATTTCACTATGGTAATCTAGCGCATCAAGGGCAGAATCAAGCTGCTTATTCAGGTCAGAGGAAACCGAGTCGATCTCGTTATCTGTTAGCTTGGCAATCTTTGTCTCAAGAACACTAATGTCCTCCCTCGCCTTCATAATGCCTCTGGCTGAGTCGCCGCTCCGAACGTAAGACTCGTGCAACTCTTGAGCGTGAGCCATAACTAACGAATACTTTGGCGATTCCTTGGTAATCCCCTTCGCTGTAGCAAGTTTATCAACCATGGCAATGATGGCTTCATAGGTTGGGTGCCTTGCAAATGTCTCAAAGCCGACATCGGCACTGGTGGTCATGTGAATACCGCGACCATGCTGACCATCACGAGATGGACGAAGGATGGGATTGTTGTGACGATCAAACGCTCCTCCATTTGGAGAGGAGTGCCAGAAGACCTGAACAGTTCCATCGCTCTTGGTTCCGTACCCAGTGATGTAATCCATCAACCTTTGCATTCGTGTTGGGTTCGTCTTCTCCAAATGCTTAAGGTAGCTTCCAACCACCATGTCTTTCATCTGAGGATCGACCCCACGAAGCATTGCCTCCCGAAGCTCGTCTGCGTTTCTGAGTTTAATTTGATTAGCGCCAACGGGTTCTGAGAAGGCTAGCTCATCAAAGATGCCAACCAACTTACTCTTATCAATCACACCATCAGTTAGGTACTTCACGCTGTCGCGCACATCGTCAAAGATGTCGATGACCTTGTTGGCTTCGCTAGCATCAAGCCCTCGGAAGATATTATTCTCAGTTGGGAACGAGCCAGACATGAAGTGAATGAAGGCGTCGGTGAAGAAAAGCTCCATCTCTTGGAACTCGTTTGCCGCTCCCCCAACTCGACGACGAATACGCGACTTAATTGCCTCTGGCTGGAGGCGATATATATCAAGTATTGCTGTCTTGGAGGATGGGGGGATCGCATTAGTGCGAAGGGATAAACGAGCAATGCCACGCAAGCCATCTTTGATTTTCTCTGGCTCTGTGCCAGACAAAGAAGCTACGGTTTTGCGCGAATCACGAATGAACTTCTTAGCCTCTGGCGAACTCAGGTCGATCTCATTGATCATATCCTTCGCGTAAGGTGTGTTCGGGTCTCCGATCTTGCCCCAATGCACACTCATGTCCGCCATCAAGGTGTAGTTATCAAGGAACTTGGTTCCCAAGAACTCTGAGTTGGAGTCCATATCTAGCAGAATAAGGAATCGAGTCATCACTTGTTGGAGTGCAGACTGCACTCTTGCGTCACGATGAGTGAACATCCCTACAAACTCTTTGCCTAT